GGAAAGGAGAAGTTGTCTATCGGTTGCCAGAATCAAAGTACCGTCGATCTGATTTGCCGACCAATCCATGACCGCACCGAAGCCGGTTTGTGTACTGGTCGTGTTCGTGATCTGCCCGGTCGAGGGATCATAGGTGCCAGGAATAACATGGGTAAGGGTAAGGCTCTGGCCTTTACCTTTCAGAAGGCGATTTGCTGTAGCCTGTATGCGTTCGTAAAAGGTCATACTATCCCTCAAACACCTTAGTTTCATCAAATCCATAACATTTTTCAACCGGTTCAATCTCTTCGAGCGCCTTTATGAATGCCGAAACACATTTTTTCATAATACGAAGGTCACATTCTATAGATAGATATTTCCTTGGTATTTTTGCTTCGTGAAAAAACACTCGTAAAGCGTTTTCTATGTGCTGTTCTCCTACTATCATGTTCTCACCAACCCCATTGAAATATTACCGCCCGATTTAAGGTAAGGTCTTAACATAGCCTCTATATAGACATACCGTGTACGTTGAGGAGAGGACCTATCGTATGATACCGATATCGGGCCAACTGTTTCGCTCAGGACACCCTGCGTCAAATCAGATAACAAATCTGCAGATACACTCTTCAAAGCATATTCCGCACAAGCCCTTTTAATAGTTTCTGGTATCTCGTCACTCTCTACCCATACGCCCTCAACTTCAACACTTACACGAGGCCAATCAAGTGCCTGTACGGTAGGAGTAGTCCTGTAACCTTGCCAACGGTTGCGAAACATTGCCGTCATATACTCGGTAGCTTTGCGGAGAGCGGCTTCCCTTAGTGCATCGGTTGTTACCGCCCCCCAAGCAGTCACACCTCTCGCTGTAAAGTAGGTTGAGGCATCGGCCACGCTTATACATGCTTCTGCTGTTGCAAGACCTGTTCCGTCTTCAATAATTATAGACATGTCAGCCCCTTATAATGACAACAGTGTCAATTTGCGCCAGTTTGCATCGGCTATGGTATTGGCGGCTATTGCGTGATAAAGGTATGATCCGTCTACGCACGTTTCGTTTGCCACGCCTACCGTGCCATCAACTCCGCCGGTCAGATATACCGCCGCCCCCGCCCATGACCCATCTGCAAGAGTTTCAGCAATAGCCGTCAAATTTCCAATAACGCCCTTGATTAAGTTTGTAGCTGTCATAGTAGAGGCTGACGCTTTCACGGCTGTGGCCAAAGAGTTAACCACCGTTCCAGTCCCGTACTTTACACCCTCATTGGCCCCCGCTGTTACGGCGAGCACAAGGTTATCAATGGATTCTTCAACAGTGCCGATTAGGACATCATTTGCCGCCTGTGCATCATAACCGCCCGTAAGGTGTCCCGCTGCCCATGCTGCTAAAGCAACGGTTGACTCAGAGTCTATAAGGTTCCCGGCATCGCCTACGCTTTTTGCTGTCGCGGTGAGGCCGTCCGCTGCGGTTTTTGCTGCGGTAACAGTCGGGTGCGCAACGGTTCCGGTTCCATATGTGGTTCCTTCACCCGCTGCTTTATTGATTGCTGCAACGAGATTATCAATACTCGCCTCAGCATTCGCTCCGATCAGAACGTCATAGGCAATGTCCACGCCTTCGCCGCCGTTCATGGTTGTATCATCCCATGTAGCAAGGGTCATCGTTGTTGTGGTTACATAGGAATCGCCTGTGTCCCCAATGCTTTTAGCTGTTGCTGTAAATACATCTGCTGCGGTCTTTGCTGCATCAATGGTCGTATGTGCAGTAGTGCCCGTTCCATAATTCACACCCTCGCCAGAAGTGGAATTCACGGCGAGAACAAGGTTATCAATGCTTAATTCCGCTGTACCGCCTATTATCACATCATTTGCAACAGCGGTATCATACCCGCCGCCGAGAAACTTTGCGTCTGCTGTCCATGCAACATCAGTGCAACTTTCATCTATGGGTATGCTGTTCCCTGCCGTCCCTGCTGTTTTTGCTGTAGCTGTGATTTCATCAGCATCTTTTTTAGCAACGGTTACGGTTGCATGTGCTGTTTCGCCTGTGCTGTATTTCGTGCCTGCGCCTGCGCCTGCCGTAGTGATCTTA